TTCTACTGGCACAGGTTCTACTGGTTCAACAGGATCAACTGGTTCTACTGGTTCAACAGGATCAACAGGTTCTACTGGCACTGGTTCTACTGGTTCTACTGGCACGGGTTCTACTGGTTCTACTGGTTCAACAGGATCAACTGGCACAGGTTCTACTGGTTCTACTGGTTCAACAGGATCAACAGGTTCTACTGGCACTGGTTCTACTGGTTCAACAGGATCAACTGGTTCTACAGGATCAACTGGTACTGGTTCTACTGGTTCTACTGGCACGGGTTCTACTGGTTCTACTGGTTCTACTGGTTGAACAGGATCAACAGGTTCTACTGGCACGGGTTCTACTGGTTCTACTGGTTCTACTGGTTCTACTGGTTCTACTGGCACTGGTTCTACTGGTTCAACAGGTTCAACAGGATCAACAGGTTCTACTGGCACGGGTTCTACTGGTTCTACTGGTTCTACTGGTTCAACAGGATCAACAGGATCAACTGGTTCTACTGGTTCTACTGGTTCAACAGGATCAACTGGCACAGGTTCTACTGGTTCTACTGGTTCAACTGGTTCTACTGGTTCTACTGGCACAGGTTCAACAGGATCAACAGGTTCTACTGGTTCAACAGGATCAACAGGTTCTACTGGTTCTACTGGTTCAACAGGATCAACTGGTACGGGTTCTACTGGTTCTACTGGCACGGGTTCTACTGGTACAGGATCAACAGGTTCTACTGGTTCTACTGGTTCTACTGGTACAGGATCAACAGGTTCTACTGGTTCAACAGGATCAACTGGTACGGGTTCTACTGGTTCTACTGGCTCGGGATCAACAGGTTCTACTGGTTCTACTGGCTCGGGATCAACAGGTTCTACTGGTTCTACTGGTTCTACGGGATCAACAGGTTCTACTGGCACGGGTTCTACAGGTTCTACTGGCTCGGGATCTACTGGAAATATATCTTTTTTGTCAACAGTTGCCCATACTTCCCAATGAGCACCCCAATCATTATAATAATATTTGGTATATCCGTCTCCATTCCAACGTTCTCCCCAACTATTTCTAATTATGAAACCAACTTTATCATATCCGACAACTGTCATTGCATGACCTCCTTTCATAGTTTCGTTTCCTTTTCTCTCCCATATTTGATCATCGTAATTATAAACAGGAAATCCTATTAATGATGGTCCATTTAAAAATAAACTCATTTTTAAATCATCTATTGAGTATATTCTTGCATATGTATCAATTACATTTAATTTTGCTTGTTCAAAAATCTCGGTTGATATATTATCACGGTTTTCTATTTTTCCATAAGGATATAGTTGTTCTGAACATATACCATATTTTTTTAATAATGTCATAACATCCCTACCATACATACCTTCGTCATTATTTTGATCGTCATCATATTTATTTGAACGTAAATTATAAAAAAATTGTGGAGAGAAATATTCATTATTATCATAATTATGTTTTTCTTGCCATTCTTTCATGCATGCAGCACTTTGAGCATAACATGTACCTTGAGTACCTTGATTTCTTACAGGCATTAAGTCATTCCTTAAATCTAGTTCCGCAGGAAATGTATTTTTGAAATCCAAATTTTCATTTTTAAAAATGAAATCTCGCCCATCATCAGGAGATTGTTTAAATGTTAACATATGTTCCATTTTATATTAAGTAATAAAATTATATTTACAAATAAATATAATTTTATTAATGTTTTTAAATAATTTTTTTGTAAATATTACCATAATCTTTTACATATTATTTTTATTTTAGGTATTTTTTTTGTCTTTTTTGTTAAATCATTAAATTTTTCTTTTTGACCCCACAACCGAAGATATCCATCTTTCATCCAACTATGTTTTTTTGGAAATCCTTCAAAATAATCTTTTGATATATAACCGTCACTACCATTATCTATTAGAAAATATATATTATTTTCACCAACTGCTAAAGGATACGGTACATCACTATTACCCACTTGAGAATGAAACTCTAATATTTTTTCTTTTTTTGTTTCAAACTCGTAAATACTACTACCAATCAATAAATATCTATTTCCTGAAATATGAGCCAATATTGTATTTCCTTTACCACTAGACCATGCATCACCTCTATCATCAAAACCTTTTGGTATAAATATATTTTTTAAATTTTTATAGGATTTTATTAATTTGTTATAATCAACATTATCTTCATCCAATTCTTCTTTCAAATCTTTGTCATATGTAAATATATCTAGATTTTTTCCATTTATAATAACTTTAAATGGTCTCCCTCCATTATCATGAATACAATATTTTTGATTCTTTTTTGTTTTTTGTTTTTTATTTTGTGTTTTTCTGTTTTTTTGTGAACTTTTTTTTAAAAAGTTTTTTTTTGTTTTTTTTGTGACATTTTTCTTAAAGATATGTTTTTTCCATCGTTTTACACCATTTTTATTTTTTACAATTATCCATATATTACCATCATTTCCTTTTTTTTTTGCACCAACCTTAAATTTTGTAGCACTTTCGGAGGGACCTTTTCTTGTTTTTCTTGTTTTTCTTGTTTTTCTTGTTTTTCCCATTTATATTTAAATATATAATTATTTAGTAATTGTTACCATTTATTTTTCTTAACATTGATACGCGGGCCCTTTTGTTGTGAAGACGGGTCATATGAATCACCATCGTCGTCATCACTATCTATATCTTTTGACATTTCCCAAAACTCTTTAGAACCTAATTTAAAATCTTTATGACCAGTTGCTTTATACCAAAAAATTTGATCTTCTAATTTATTTGATTTTGCATTATTGGCAACGACTAGACATTCATAATTTTCTGTACATTGATCCATTACTTGGCAAAAAGATTCGAACGTTGGGAACATACCTGCATAATTTTCATAAATACGCTTTCTATTTGCAATATACGGTTCTCTTAATATAAATGTATAATCAATATTTGTACGTAAATTAGGAGGTACACCAAGAGGATACTGCATTGTAATAACTAACATAATTTTCCAATGGCGTCCATTCATAAAAAGCAAACGCATTAATTTATCACGGGCCCAACTATTATCATATAAACAATCATCTAAAATAACAAATGTTCTTGGATCAATATTTGACCTACCATATGATTCATTTTCTTTCTTCATGTGTTTCATTACAATTTTTTGACGTTTCAATATATTTTCTATTATTGCCGAATTATATTCATCATGTATAAATAGTTTCGGAACCATATTTCCATAAAATCCATTACCAGCCTCTGTCCCTGAAATAACCGTACCTATAGGTATGTCTTGTTGGTAATATAGGAGATCCCTAACTAAATAACTTTTACCTGTATCACGTCGCCCTATCAAAACAATAACCGGTCCTTGGTTGAGATTTGGTTTAAATGATATATCTTTCATGTCAAATTTCTTCAATTCTAGATTCATATTATATAATTTTAGTTGTTTTATTTTTTTTATATTTACGCATAAAATAAGTTTAAATATATAATAAATTTTGTATATATCATTTAATGTTTACTCTATTTTATAAAAAAAATAATAATTGCAAATTATTTGAACATTTAGAAGAAAATGGATTTCAAAATGTCCAGAATTACTTTCCTCTTTTATCTAATTTTTTTAAATTAGAAGATAATAATTATAACAAAATAAATTTAAATCAAAAATATTCAATAAATTTAATACAAGCAACTGAAAATAACAATAATTTTACACTTTCCTGTCAAGATGAAAATTCAAATGATCATATTTATAAATCATTTTTCAAATTTTCTCCTTTAATCGATCCTGTTAAATTTATGGTTGGTAAATATGAAAAAATAAATAAATCTATTATTGAAACTTTACCTAAATTAAAAGACAATGGGTGTTTAGATAAAGTAATGGATAAAAATAATTCGGCATATGTAGATGGTTTTTTTTCATATTTAACAAGTCAATTATTACATCATCATTCTTTTAGCAATGGTCTTGATTTTTATGGAACATTTACTGCTGTACAAAATAAATATGTTTGTGATATTTTTGAAGATTTGGAATACCTACATGATGCGAAATTTTTTCATAGAAATAAAGATATTTTGTTTGAAGTTGATCATATTGATACTGAAAGATTATTAGAAAGCGATACTAGAAAATATAGAAAAAAAATACAGATAGATAAAAGTAAAGTCGACCTTCAAACCGATACGTTAAATAATGATATGTTCGAGGGTGTTTTTGAATTAACACATGACAACATTAATAAACATAATAATGAATTAGATGATGAAGTATGGAAATCCGAAAGTTCGGAAGTTAAAAGTGAGAAAAGTCATAAAAAAACAAATTCTACATGTTCGTCTCGTTCATCCAATACCGATGGTGAAGAAGAAGAAGAATTGGGAGATAGTGAAGATGAAAGTGATTTTTCAGAATATTCGAGTGAAGAAGAAGAAGTTATTCATGCATATATTAATGATTTTCCTGTTCAAATTATTTGTCTAGAAAAAATGGAAAACACATTAGATTATTTAATGGAAACAAAGGGGAAACATCTTAACAACAAAGAATGGAAGTCGTGTTTATTTCAAATTATCATGATGCTTATTACATATCAAAAAGTATTTGATTTTACACATAATGATTTACATACGAATAATATCATGTGGAATAAAACAGATAAGAAATTTATTAATTACAAGTATAATAATGTTTATTACAAAGTTCCAACGTTTGGTAAATTATATAAAATTATAGATTTTGGGAGAGCAATCTATAAATTCCAAGACAAAATTATATGCAGTGATAGTTATCATCCAAAGGGAGATGCGGCAACACAATATAATACCGAACCTTATTTTGATGCAAAAAAACCAAGATTGGAACCTAATAAAAGTTTTGATTTGTGTAGATTGGGTTGTTCTTTATTTGATTATTTTATGGATGATGAAGAAGATGAGGATAATATTGAAAATCCTGTCGCCAAAATAATTAATGAATGGATTACGGATGATAAAAATAGAAATATTCTTTATAAAAATAATGGAGAAGAACGTTATCCAGATTTTAAGTTATATAAAATGATTGCTCGTACAGTACATAATCATACACCTCAAAAAGAAATAGATCATATATTTTTTTCTAATTATAGAACCAATAAAAAGAAGATGAAAAAGCAAAAAGTTATGAATATTGATGAATATCCGATTATGTTTAAAACTCACGTTTCATAATAAGTCCCTTCATATTTTTACCAAATAATTTCTCTCCAATGACTTTGAAATTATTTTTTTTGTAAAAGTTAATGGCTCTTTCATTATCGGCTTTAACATCTAAATATAATGTAGTTCCGTAATGGTTGTTTATAAAGGTAGAGAATATCTCATTGGCTATACCATTTCCTTGATAGCGATTTACTAATTGATTAATTTTTATATCACCTTTTAATATTGAAACAGTTGGAGAGATTTTAGTTTTACGTTTGTATTTCGTCCAAGTTAGAACAACATCCTTTTCATAAATAATTTCATTTTTTTCTATTTTATTCGTTATTTTGGCTTTTAAGAACCTAAAATAACCCCCGGGAAATACTTCAGGATATAGTTTAAATATATCTATTATGTCATTTACTATATAATCCGGTTGTCCTTCTATTTGTTCTTCTATTTGTTCATTCATTATATATTATATTTTTATACTAAATCATATATTTATTCGCAAAAACAATAAATATATGATTTAAAATTTAAAATTTAAAATTCAGGTGAGTTTGTAAAAACCTCTGTCATTTTTTTTCCCATTGATGAAGATCCAAATTGACTCATGATAAAATTACCTAAAAGTACACTAAGATAAACTAAAAGAGTATCTCTTGCTAATACTTTCAATGGTTTATTTTTTTTTAATATAATTCGCATTTCAATGAAACGGAAAACGAGATATGAAATTGAAACGGCTACGGCGGTGATAAATATTGAACTAGACATTTTATATATTTAAAAAAAATAATATATAAAATTTTACGCAAAACAAACTTAAATTAAAATCCATTAAGCATTTGTTCATGTTAGTACTTCAATATCATTTAATAAAATATCGGGTTCTAATTTGATTTCTTTGTCTAAATTATGAATGTCTAAAGTATCTAATTTTATTGAAATGTCATCCATAATTTTAAGTCGATCCTCACCGTCTTCCTCAGCCTCCTCTAATTTACGTTTATCATTCTGTTCTTTACTTATTTTTTCTAATCTTTCAATTGTTTTTGGTACAATTACTTCTGTACTTTTATTTGTTCCCATGTCTAATATAGAATCTTTATCATTGAAAGAAAGTCTAGCAGGAGTTTTTATTGATGTGTCTATAGCGCTTGTAGATAGGACTAATGTATTTACAACATCTTTTACTTGATCATTTTCAGATTTGGGAGTTTCAATTATTAAATTAATATTTTGTGCTTGTTTTTTTTCAGGTTCTAAGTTTTCTTTTGTTTTATTTTTTATTAATTCTGGTTTTTCAACAGTATTCATCTCTATGTCTTCTTTTTTAGTAATTGTAGTAGAAGACGTTAACGATGCTGAATTTTCTGTATTTTCTACATTTTCTGTATTTTCTACATTTTTTTTATTTAATTCATCTTCTATTTGTTTTGCAACATTTTCTTCAACTGTTTTTTCAATAGTTTCCTCAATGACTTCTTCATCTACTGTTTTATCTATATATGCTCTAAGAATTTTCTCAATAGGCATACTATCTCTTGTAACTTGTAATATACATTCTTGACAAATAAGTTCTATTTCTCTATTGTTTTTTTGTAAATTTAAAGGCATTAAATCTTTTTCAAAAAGATAAACATTTGTATAAAGTTTTCTTGCAAATTGGATATAGCATTTGTGAATAAATGTATCTATTTTTGGTATATCAATATCTATTTTTTTTTGTTTCTGAGAGACTCGTATAGATGTTAATATCTTAAGTTGTGTTATATGTACACAAATAATAAGATCTTCTAAATAACTACACCCACTCGAATTTAAAATCCTACTTTTTTCTTCCTCAATAATGGTCGTATTCCATTTTGGAACTCTTGATAAGAAATTTTGAAAAGTCATTAGATATTTTTCATCTTCGTCATTATCTTGACAAAGATTACATGCTTCATTAAAAATAGAGCGAACACCCTCAGTAACCAACGGTGTTAATATAGTTACAAGTCTCGAAGAATATTCGTTTTTCGCTTCAGACAACACATTAAGATTATAATCATCCATTTAAATTGATAATATATTTTCTAAATCTATCTTTTTCCGCATAAAATATAAATTTAGAATTACCAACATTAATAATTTATCATTTCTAAATTCTGTTCTAATAATATCAAAATAAACCAAAAATAAGTGTTTATCTTTGTTTTTCTTATCTTGTTCTATATATTTAATTATATCTAAACAACTATATGCTTTTTCATATAATAATTCTACTAAATTATGACAGTCATTCATATCTTTAAAATTATTATTATCGTTTAATTTTTTTTTCAAATAATTAAATTTTTTATTATAAAACTCTAAATTTGTATATTTTTTTTTTTTAATATAATATAAACTTTTTTGTGTTTTTTTATTTACAGTTGGCAACCCTACATAAAAATTACAAAATCGAGATAGAATTGGTTTTAAAAGCCCATTTTCATTTTTAATTATAATAAAAAATCGTGTAGTATGACTAAATTTTTCAATACATCTTCTAAGAGCAGATTGTGCATCGGTTGTTAACATATCTGCATTTAACAATATAATACTTTTAATGAGATCTCCTGTTTTATGAATATTGGTTTTTGCAAAAAATTTCAATTCATCTCTGATAAAACTGATACCTTTTCCATGCGCACAATTAACAAACATTGTATATTGATTTATTTTGGATTTATCATTATTATAGATATTATTAATAAATTTTAACAATAAGTTTTTTTTACCAGATCCATTGGGTCCATAAAATATAATATGAGGTATTTTATTTGTTTTAACAAAGAAATCTAATTTATCTTGAATTGGTTTATGTAAATCATATTCATTTTTTATTTCCATATAAAATTAAAAAATTTATATCTCTAATTAAAAATCAATATAATTAATTAAAAATCAATATAATTAATATAATTTTTATAATTTATTAAAAATTATAATATATATATGCGTATAGGTATTAAAAATTTATAATATATATGCGTGTAGGTATTAATGGATTTGGTAGAATTGGTCGTTTAGTTTTTCCAAAAAGTTAGTTTTTGATAACTTTTTGGAAAAAGTTAAGCCCAACTGTTAAGAGATTGAGAGTATGGATTGTTTTGAAATGCTTTGACCATGTCGGGATTATTGCGAGCACAGTTGATAGCACGTTCTCGTGTGTTTTTACCAGATATTTTACCATGTGTTTGCATATTTCCAGCAACTTTGGGCATGTTTGCTCTAAGTTCGGAAGGTTTTGATATTCTGTTCCTTAGATTTGTGACATTCTGTGCTCTACTACCCAAAGATTGATTACCTATATTATATCTATCGATTCTACTTATGACTTCTTTATTTGGATTAAGACGTGCATTATATTCAGCATTGTATGCGCGGGGTCCAGTCGTACCAGGAACTGCCCCACTTCCACTGGTATAATAACAATTTGTAGTAGAATCTCTTTGTTGTGGAACAGGTCTTTGTTTGCTATTCATATAAGCATTATTGTTATTTTGACTCCCCATCATAATATGTTTTGTGTTTTCAGTTTGTTCCCTAATTGTATGAACGGGTGTATCGTTTGGATTCCATACAGGTTCTTTATTAACACCTGCTCGTCCACTAACATTACCCATTGGTCGTTTGTTACCTATAACATTTTGCTTACGAGAAGGACGTAAGAAATCAAGTAGTGGAGCAGTAAGAGCACTGACTACCCCACTTACTACTCCTAGACTACTACTTTCACTAGTGAGTGTTCGTGAATTCATTCTGGCCTTGAAACCATTTTTACCATAATCTTTATTAGTTGGTGCCCATTTATCACCACCTGCAGCAATTCCAATATCTGGACCAGATAATTGTTGTTTATGCGCCACTTGATATTTCCCAGGTTGCGTTGGACCTTTTGACTCACGATCTGTACCTACCCCAAAATATTCTCTGGTAGTTGTTGTTCTATTTTCAGGTTGCAATATAATATCACTTCTTACGGTTTGTTTTTTTTCTTGACCAGTTGTGGTAAACCATCTATTAGGTCCATGTTCAAATGATGTATCTGGTCTATTTTTTTCCATTTTACCAATCATATTTTTAGTAGATGATTTTGTAAATCCTTTTCCAGCATATGCCCCTAAAGTAACTCCACCATATGTGACTTTTGGATTTGTTTGTGAACGTAATTGATCAACCGTTTTGGGCATGCTTGATGAACGGGATTCCATACCGGAATTAAATCCACCTGTTCCTTCACTGCTAAAGCCTTTATTTAAACCTGGACCAACACGAATTTCTTCCCATGGTTTTGTATTATTCATTTTAGATGTTAATACAGATCGTTGCCTTTCTTGCATAAAATCGGTAGAAACAGGGGTACCATGAATATGCGACATATTTGCTGCTGGTTTAAACATTGGGGCAATTCCTTCTTTTCTATTTTGTTGACTTCCTGAACCAGTATATAAATCTAACAAGCCTTCATTACCTCTTTTATCACTCGTGGATTGTGTAATCTTAGAACCAAAAAAAGGAACCATATTATTATGTTCTAGTTCAGTAGAATTAATTGTATTTCCTGTTAAAGATTGAAAATTACCTACATTTTGTTTTTCATTGTCTAATGCTTTTTTATAGTTTTCAGGTAAAAAGTAATTTTCAGTACTATTCTTAAATCCCTTGTATGTTTGGACATTTGATTCGTTTAAAATATCATGTTTGGTATCTTTTGGATAATTTTTTACAATAGGTCTAGTATTGGGCAACGATGCTCTTTGTATAAATGATTCAACCGGGTTTTTTTTCTCTTTATTATTTGAAATAATATACATTGCTCCCAATGCTACAATAGGTATTGCTATTTCGGCCATATTTATATATAATAAAATATATTTTATTAAATATAATAAAACTTTTTTGGGGGTTTATTTAATGTTTGTTTTTTGTAAACTTTTTCTTAAAAAGTTTGTTTTTGTAAACTTTTTCTTAAAAAGTTTGTTTTTGTAAACTTTTTCTTAAAAAGTTTTCTTAAAAAGTTTATTTTTCTTTTAAACAAGGGATTGTTGGTACAAAGTTATCTCTTTCTAAAAGTCTTGTATTTAAATTATTGTGAAATAATAAACAAGTGTTTTCTTGTGGATTTAAAAACAAAGGATAATCGTGATTTTGAGGTAATGCTCTATACATCCATGCTGGATGACTTGCTCTTGATTGTTGTGTCATACACTTTTTATTTTGCGGGTAACTTTTTTCAACAGAATAAGGAACTCCATTATTACTAAATTTCTTCGTTGAGCAATATTTTGTTAATTGTCTTGTTCTTCCTGATAAATCACTATCAATATCAATAGGTCCTCCGTTAATTACTTCTCTTAAATTTGCACCCCATTTTTGCACTCTAATATAAGGATCATCGAAAAATGTTGGCTCAGCGCCATTCCCAGGTACATTTAAAACATATCTTCCTGAATCAGTTGCTTCTTGTAGTTTTTTTTTGGTTCTAGCATCATCATAATTAAATCTTGTAAAAGCCATACTTATATTTTATAAATATTAAAAAATACCTTTTATAATACCTTTTTAAAAATACCTTTTTTAAAAAAGGTAAGAAAAATATTAAAAATATTAAAAACAATAATTAAAACATATTATCAACAAAAGGGACCGGAAGGTCGTTGTTTTTTTTGCACAACAAGTGGTTCTGGCACAAAAACGGCGGGTTTACTAAAAAAAGTTTGTTCGCCTATTTTATTAAGAGATGGGTTAAATTGTGTTTTAGGTTTTGTTAAATCAACAGATCCTATATTAAATAGGTTACTTTCAATATTAGCAGCGTTATTTGATAATATATTATGATAATAACCACTTTTCATTGATCCAACATTTGTACCAAATCCAGCATATCTATTATGAAATGGTATTTGTGGTTGAATATTCATTAAATATCCTTGATGATTTTTATTATCATTTTGTTCTAAAGCATACATACCGGGTGAGTTTTTTAAGGATGTCATATATATATATATCTATCCATTATTTTTTTATTAAATTAAGCATATAAGTATAATTTGCATCTGAAATGTTATTATCATTATGTAAATCAACTAAACAAGAATGAAATATTAAAAAGTGATCGAATGAAAAACATAATACAAAACAAGTTTTTAAAGGTAATTTAGATGGAATAAATGTTTGATTATTTTGAATATAATTCATTAATTTATTAAAACTTTTATTTTCTTTATATTTTTCAAAAAGTTGATCTTGACTGTTACTTATTGTTTTATAATTTGGTTCATTCATCTCAGAACCTTTTATTTTCAAAACATGTTAAAATATCTTGATTATATGTTTCATTTTTTAATGGTTCAGAAATATTATTGTATTGTATTTTATGATCATAATTATACATTTATAGTTATAATTATGATGTTAAGTTTAAATGTATTATGATGTTAAGTTTAAATGAATTATGATGTTAAGTTTAAATGGAATTATCTTTAATTTTTTGTAAAATAATCTTTATCACGACTTAATTCGCGTGAAGGAAGACCTCCTCTAATCCATCCTTCTGCTGCAATATCTTCGCATAAGTTGGCTGGGTTTTGAATACTTGCTTTTAATGATGGTACTAATTCCATTTGTTCATCACGTAATGATTTTTCCATGATAGTTTTGCAACTTTTCTTATTTCCTAAATAACCACCCTGTTGGAGTTGTGATTCCTCTACAGGACGAGACGGACCTCTACCCAAAAAAGGTACAGTTAAGAATGGACGCTGCTGTAAACTGATACTAGATTTAGTAGTAGTTTGAATAGTTCCAATCTTAAGTTTTGAATTTGTATCAATATTGCATCCACCAATACCTACTTCATGACTACCCGAATAAAATATATTGGGTTGACTTGTTGCAAAACTAATTGGTTTGCTCATACCACATTCAGATGCAAAATAACTTTGGGTGCTATATTTGGAAAAGTTTTTATTTTGAATATCTCTCTCATTAATACCACATTTATCATTACCTATTCTTGTTAAATTTTCAAAAGTATAATTAAAAACACTTGACATTATATATATTTAACTTAAGATTATTTTTATTTCTTAAACTAAGTTGTTCTTAAACCAGCATTATTTTTTGTACATTGTAAACTGTCACCTTCTTTACATGATGGCATATTTCCATAGCAAAAAAGAGCAAATTCCTTTTGATCATTTGGTATTTTAGTATTAGGCATTGCGTGAAAATTTCTCATTGAATTTTCATAAACAATATTATCTCCTAAATTTTTATATAATCTGGAATTTTCACTTTTGGCATTTTCGTTTACTTGTGCTTTAATTTGATCATTATAAATAGGTGCTGCAGGAGGTCTTTTGGGATTATATTTATATTCATCCATTAGAATATTCATGACTGGATTTTTTTTTGTTGGAGTTGTAAAATTTTGTTTAATAAAATTTTCATCCTTTTTTGCATGTTTTTCTATATCTTTTTGATAATATTCTTGATCTTTTTTTATAAAATTTGAAAATTTTTCCTTGTCACTCTTTGTTTTATAAATTACTACTAAAACAACTAAAGTTACAGCAGCAGATACAAGAATTTTCAGAGATTTAGTTAATAAATATCCTAAAATAGTCATACCTATAACAAGTCTGGTTATAGCATTTAGTTTTTGTGCTAAACCGAACCTTTCATTTGGAAAAATTTCTGTTATATAATCTCTATCTAATAGGATATTTGGATCGTCTAACCAAAATTTAATCATTATTAATATATACTAAGTTATTTTTTTAGAGGTTTTTTATTTAATTTGTTTTTACGAACTTTTTTGAAAAAGTTCTGAAAAAGTTCTGAAAAAGTTCACTTTTTCTTCTTTTTCTTCTTTTTCTTCTTTTTTTTTGTTGGTCTTAAACTTTTCTCTACCTCACTATCATCTCCTTTAAATTTCATCTGTTTATAATTTATATCCGTTTGTGGTTTAACCTGTTGTCTTTGTGCAGCCTGTTCTCTTTGTGTCCTACGTTCTTCTAATTTTCTTAACATTCTCTCTTTTTGGTTAGCGGATCTCATATTTTTTTTTAGGTTTGCCTGCATAGCACTAGTACTAACCTTTTGATTTTTTCCCATCGGTATTCCCATTTTACTGAAAATTTTATTCATATTTTTCATACCAGGCATTGATTTCATTTTTTCCATTAATTCTGCTGCTTCTTGCATTAATTCACTTTCCTTAATTTCACCACTTTTTAATTTACCATCTAGTTTTGTACCAATATTTTTAACCAATCCCATAAGTTTCGCAGGGTTTTTTAATAATTTTTGAAAAACATCTCCAATATCAGCATTTTCCTCCATATCAATATCCATATCTTCAGCCGTTTCATTTGCTATATCTTGAGCCAATCGTCCTAATTTTCCATCCATTAATCCACTTATATGATCTTGTAGATCTTCTGGATTTGGTAGATCTTCGGGATCCATAAAATTTTCAGAACCTTCTTCATCCATTGTATTGCTAAACATTTCACCCATTTCTTTCATAGTTTCCTCTAACTTTTTTTTCATTTCATCCTCGTCTATCGCCTCAAAAAGTTTTTCAGTATTGCCAAAATCTTTTCCATTTTTAATAGAACTAGAAACTGAAAATAATATTAGTTGTAAATATTTCCATATTGTTTTTCGGGTTGTATCACTAATATCCTCTTTCCATAAGTTTTTAAATTCAATATTCGGAAGAAAACATGTATTAATCTCTTCATTTTGAAAAATATCATTATTTTTATACAATATATCAAAAAAGCGTTCTGGATAAACTTTCAAACAATAATCAAAAATTTCTTGGCAATCACGATTGTCTTGTAGAAATTCTATGATATTGTCTTCCAATTTATCTTTTATTTCTGGAAAAACCAACAAAACATCTTTATAAAAATCTTTTATAATTTTAGAAAATTCTTCGGGTACAGTATTAGTATCTTCTTCAGTATCTTCTTCCGTATCTTCTTCCGTATCTTCTTCCGTATCATCTTTTGTGTCATCTTTTGTGTCATCTTTTGTGTCATCTTCTACATTTTCTTTTGCATTTTCTTTTGGATTTTTGTTTTCAGCCATTATAAGTATAATTTAAAATTAAGTTTTAAATTATACTTATGTTAAAGTATATTTTATTTAGTATCGTAATATAATTTACAAATTTTACACAAATTCTGGACATATTTTAATGATTTTTCCTTATTTTCTTCGGTTGTTTCACGCAATAATACCTTTATATCCTCAATAATAGTTAAAACATTGGTGGATGTTTGTTGAGGTATATCTTGAGAATAATCTTTGGTTAGAAAAAAATCCATATTACCATCATTAATTTTATCCAAATAAATATCATTAACCGACATTTTCCATATTTTAATCAACGACTTAGGATTTATTTTTTTAATACCAATTATGAATGTTTGTCCAGTTTGTAAATCAGTATTTTCGGGAAAAATACTTATAACATCGTCTAAAAAATCAATTAAATGTTCATTAAATACCTTAATTAAGTTGGGCATTACTAAACAAATATACATATTATTATTTAAACTATTATTCACAATTATATGTTATTCACAATTATATGTTAAATAACTTAATTGAGAAAACATTATTGAGAAGGTAAATTAACTTCATTCTCACGTTCCGCTTGTAATTTTCCTAAATCTACATTACCTACTTTGTCAGGTTCATAATCATCTGGGGGAGTATGTATTTTATCATCATAATTCAATGTTACAAAACTATGCATTTGTCGTAAACCACCGTTTCCTTTTGCAGACATTTCGTCATTCGTCTGATCTAAATATGAATAATTATCAGACATAGTTATGCCCATTTCATATGTAGAAAAAGCCATTGGTTCCATATTGCTTTTTGTAGCCTGTTCTTTATCTTGAGTTAATTGTGGTTTAAAATAATTAATAACATCCTTACCGACAATCATTTTGTTTCCCATATTTAATAGTAATAAAGTAGGCACTCTTGTTATATTTGGAGGTAAATAAACTTCACATCCATTTTCCAAAACTATATATATTTTACTATTCTTTTCAACACGTTTATCTATTGATAAAAAATGTATTTGTTTTGATATATCTGATTTACCTAGTTCATATAATAATTTATTGCAATTATCACAATATTTACTATAATATAAAACACTGCTCATTAATATATCCGCAAGTCTTATTTATCCTAAATTTAACTTAAACTTTTTTATAAAAAGTTTGTTTTTTAAAAGTTTGTTTTTGTAAACTTTTTTATAAAAAGTTTGTTTTTGTAAACTTTTTTTAAAAGTTTAATATTAAAATTGAATTTAATATTAAAAAAACTATGTTAGTTATTGTATATATGAGCCAATCTTCTATGGAGAGTAAGTCATTTAATATTCCTAAAAGTTCTATAAAATTGCCTAATGTTAAAGAATCCATTGAAACTAATGATATTTTATCATTTACATTGGAAAATACAAATGTTAGCATCGCAAATGCTATAAGAAGAACTTTGTTGAGCAATATTAATGTAGTTGTAATGGATGGATCTTTAGAAAAAAATGACATAAAAATCCATAAGAATACTACTAGATTTAATAATGAAATTTTAAAACAAAGACTAGGATGTATCCCTATTTATATAAAAGATCACACCCTTATTGATGATTTACTTATTGAGGTAAATGAAGTTAACGATTCAGATTCTATTGTATACATTACTACTAAAGATTTCAAAGTTAAAAATATATCAAGTGATACATATTTAGAGGAAGAAGATGTTAAAAAAATGTTTCCTCCTGATAAACTAACAAACGGGTATATATTATTTACAAGATTACGTCCAAAAATATCTAATAATATTCCCGGCCAAGAAATTCATATAGAATGTAAATTATCTATATCAAATGCAGAAAAAAATGGTATGTATAATACGGTATCTACATGTGCGTATGCTAATACTCCCGACAGAGTAGAACAAAACTCACAATGGGAGACACATGAGCAAGAACTTGAAGAAAAGGGTTATTCATCACAAGATATTACTGGATTTAGAAAAAATTGGTATTTATTAAAAGGAAAAAGATTTTATAAAAATGACAGTTTCGATTTTAAAATAGAAACTATTGGCGTTTATACTAATATTGAATTAGTTCATTTGGCCATTGATAATATTATTAACCGGCTCAGCAGACTATATGAACTTTGTCAAAATGAAAAACTTATTATCAATAAAGAAAAAACAACCATGGCAAATAGCGTAGATATTACATTGGAAAACGAAGATTATACTATAGGTAAAGTAATTGAATATATTTTACACCAAGAATATTATTTAGGCGGTGATCGCGTTCTAGATTATGTAGGATTTATTAAAATGCATCCACATGATACAGATTCTATTATTAGAATGAGTTTCCGTTCTCCTGAAAATTTCACTGATGACAATACAAGATCAATTGTCGGATACGCATGTAAAACAGGTATTAATATTTTTACAAATTTAAAAGAATACTTCTAGGGGAGGATATGTTTAATTGATTATGGATGTAATTAGGCGATCGTTATATTTATGGCAGTCTTTTCTTCTCTTTTATGCTTATTATACGTATGATTTATAGAATGCATTAATTTTGCCGGATGTAAATTATTAATATAATCAATGACAACTTGACGCGATACAAATTTTTTATCCAGTCTCAAGTTATTCATGTAATGTTTATGCAAATTGAACATATGAATTTTAAAATTATATGGATACTCCTTTATTTTTTTAGCAATCTCTTTTTTAATATAACATTCAATATAATATTGATATAGTTGGTTTGTAAAACTATGTAAATCAGTTCTTAACGTACGAAACTCATCTCTATGTTCTGGATAAAATTGTAAAAAATCTTTCACTAATCCATTTTGTCTCAAATAATAATAATGAAATTGTAGTTTGGGACTATTTCCCTTTAACATTTTAATCTTTTCATAATTTTTAGAACGAATTTTCATTCTCTCACCCTCTTTATTATATACAACTATACCATGTGTTTTATAATCTAATGCATCATCATTAAAATAACATCTCAGTTTTTCCCAATTACCCCCAAAATTATTCTTTAGGCTTTCATATGTATATTTTTTTACAGTATTTACCATAGATAATCCCTCGTTTTCTATTTTTTCTACAATTTGATCACCATTATCATCTGTAACAACTTTATATACGACTGCTAACTGTATTGTTGGCGTTATAATTGGTATAACAATTCTATTTTCTGGGTGTTGTAACACAAAACTATATATAAAATTTTTGTCCAAGTGTTGAAACTCTAATCCACAATGATTCATTGCGTCTAAAAACATATAGCGAAATGTTTTATTTGAATTTACATTATATTTACATTTTGCACCTATATTACTTCTTGTAGCAATATTCCAATCCTCTATATAAGGATCCCAAAAAGCATTAATCATTGTCCCTTCAATAAATTCTTCAAAATAACAATCTTCAATATTATTTTTACTAGTAAAAATATCGAAATATATAGATTTGGGTGGACTAAAACATAAAATTTTACCATCCCCCATAATTACCGATCTTAATAATCCTAATGTACTCATATTAGAATTATTTAATCTATCTTTTTTGTATTTTATAATATTATATTTATCTTTATTCTTAATAGTAAAATCAACATCTTGAGATATATTTTCTGATTCTATTACTTTCAATGGAGCGTAACTAGGCATTTATTTATTTATTATTGAGGTATCTTTATGTTTTTTATTATAAAGTATAAACCAATATATAATTTCTTTTATAAATATAAGTAATGTCTGAGATTAGCAAACAATCAGAACTAATATTTTTGGAATTAGGGCAAATTATTCAAATAAATGCTACTGAAAATTTAAAAATTCATGAAAAAATATTTATTATAGATTATTTAGATAATGAAAAAATAGATCTAATACAACAAGATGATTTATCAAGTATTACATTGAATATTCTGGATGGTAATATAACAGATGAAAGTATTGAAAGTATATTTATTTTAGATAATCCTGTAGAAAAAGGTTATGCAAAACAAAATGATTTAATACCTCCCGTTTGGGTAAGTATTTATTTTGAAGGAAAAATTCCATTGGTCATTAATGGACAAATTACAGATATTGAAGAAGATATGATAGAAATTACGCGATATCCCGATAAACAAGCATTTTATATAGATTTTGAATATAAGGGTATACCTAAGGATCTAAACATAGTAAGTATTCAACATATTGAAAAACCCAAAACAAAACAATCAGATGAAGAAGAACCAATTGATATCGAAAATACACAACTATCCCAGAAAACATCAGGACAAGAAGGGCAAGAAGGACAAGAAGGGCAAGAAGGACAAGAAGGGCAAGAAGAAGACGAAGAAGAAGAAGATTTAGATTTAGAATTATATTTAGACACAGAAGAACAACTTGAACATATTAAAGAGGCCTTTATTGATTTAGAAGATATAATTGTGGAAGATGAAGACATGGGTGAAATAACTGAACAAATACATGTCTCTGAAAAGGAAAAACGTTATAGTGTAGAAATGCAAACAGGTGATTTACTAGATGAATTATTAGCATCTATTCCTTCCACAGAAAGAACCAAATCACAACTTAATAAAGTACATATAATAATTGAAAGATTTAAACAATTAAGAAAGAAATTTTCAAAATTTGATAAAGAAGGAAACGCAGAGCATATGTTTAAAAAAGGATCAAATTATAAACCACTTGTTGAAAATTTTAAAGTTTTTAATAAAAAATTAGAATGGATTATACCTGTTATAAAAAATAAGAAAAACTTATATGATAAAGAGCATATTGTAGACGAAAATGACGATGATTCCGCAAATATATTAGGAATAGATTTTGCTTTAAGCGATGAATTTGATCTTATTTACCAATATTTGAGAAATAACATTCCAGATGGACAAAATAAATATGAATTTCTTTATCAAAATTTAAATCAATATTTTACACCCAATATTGAACCAAATGAATTAACAAATATTATACAAATAAAAGAAATAGAAAGCGATTTTGACGTTATACTTGATAACATCTCAGACTTTTATTCAACTACTATGTCCTCATCAGATGATTTAATTTATAAAACAAACGTGTCTATTAATCAGAATAGATTTGTTATGCAGCGTTTAAATACCGGTTTAACACATCTTGTAAATCCTGACCCACAAAATAAAAAAAGTATTTTATACACAGATAAATTAACCTCAAACGATACTCTATTTTTAAAGGGATTTTTTACATTACCTAATTCAATTATTAAACATTCGAGAATTAATTTACCATCGTCTTCTATTTACGACAAATCCAACTTGAACAAAACAAATTTCTCCTATTTTAAAGTATTAAACGAATTAACAAACTTTAAAAAAAGAACTATTATTGAGAATGAAGAACCGATAAATCACTCAAAAAAAAATAAAAAAAAGAAAAAAAAGAGTAAAGATGTTATCATGTTTGATAAATCAAATTATATAGATTTTGAGGAATTAAGAAAATATGATGACAGAACAGATGATGTTGAAATATATGATAAATTTTTAAATACAATGATACCTAACACAAAAAAATTATTTCAGAATTATAAGTCAAATATTAAAAACGGAGTGTCTTTTTATAGAATTATTCAACAACTAGAACCTTTTCTAATTTATAGTGACGATATAACATTTAAACAGTATAATGAAATTATGTCGTTTGTATATGATGAGATAGAGAAAATTAAGAAAAAGATAATTATAAATAAAGGTAAATACACCAAATATTTATCTGGATTGGAAAATTACGAGAGTTATACAATATTATCTAGTTTATTGGATAAAATAAAAACAGATGATGTTGATATTTTTGCCAAAGATGCTTATAATATTTCAGATGATATGTATACCGATACTTCTATTAAGAAAATCATTGATGTTGATTGTGGACGAACATACTTGAATGCCTTAGCATTGGGGCAAATGAGTTTGGTTCAACCTATTGATTTAGAAAATAGCATCAAAGAAGAACTAGATAGTATAGAATTAGCATCAGGAATGGGGAAATCTTCAGATTGTGATCCCATAATACTTGCAAAAAAATACAATGATATTGAAGACTTAGAAAGAGATAGTAGATCTGACGTCGACATTTTCTTTGATAGAAAATATGATGATACCCCTTATGATATTGGTAATGTTTGGAGGGAAAAACAATCCGACATTGAACCCGAAGAACTCGTTGAAAAACTTAGTGAGTTTTTGGTGAAAAATAATGGACTTACTCAAGAAAAGGCACTAAGAGATGCATCAGCCATGATTTTAGGGGCGAAACACGTTGAAAATGGAGATTATGCATTATTAGACTTGGGTGATATGGATTATAAATATTATGTGCGTCAAAATAATAAATGGAAATTAGATAAATCATTGGAAGGACAGTCTATAGATACGGTTAATTTTTGCAACTTGAAAGATAGTTGTATTCAAATTAAAAAACAATGTATTGGATTAGATGAAAGTAAGGAGATTATACGAAAAAATTTCTTATCTGAATTAACCGCAAAATTAGAGCAACAGATACGCATGTCTATATCGGAATTAACTATTAATATAAAACAAAACTTTAAAAAATCATTGGCAAATATTAATAATTTAAAAAAAATGAAAACCATGAAGAATATTCAGAGAGATATTATCCAGTTAAAAATTGCGTCCACGTTAGATATTCAAGATGTGACGGTTTCACCTTATGCTATACTTAGGGATACTATTTTATCTCAAAATGATCTGATCGATAAATTAAACAATATATTATTATTTATTGAAAAATATTGCAGGGAGCATGATTTAAATAATACAGATGAGAGTGAATTTTGGTATTATTGCATAGATACAGATACAAAATTGTTACCTACTTTTTACCAATCATTGGGTGCATCTATTTATCATGGTGTTTATGAAGATATATTGGCAATAATATGTGATACGAGAGGACAATTAAGTGATGATAATGGTAAAATTATAGATAAACACAGTGGTTATATTATAAAATTAATTGAGTTTGACGATAGCGAAGGTTATGACGCAAGTGGCTATAAGATTGTATCTCGCGAAATTATGATAGAAAATGTTGATATACAGAGTTTTAAATATTCTAATGTTAAGGACAGTACATTTGATTACCAAACACGGTTAGCCAAACATGTAAGTAATTTACTACATGCTTTCGATAAAAAATTACAAATAGATAGTGAAACTGAACATAGTTTTATGGTTAGATTGACAATTGAATGTTTAAATAAAAATTTGATGGACGAGAAGAAATACAATGAGTTGGCGGAGAGAAAAAAGAAAAAGGGTAAAAAAGTAAAACCATACGAAACAAAACATGATGAAATATTGTTGAAATCTGTAAGTGCTGCATACATTATCGGTGTTCAATGCGCAACGCCTAATATAGTATCAGATGTAACATTTTCTATATGTATTAAATCTTTTAATGGTTATCCTCTTAATGGAAATAGTGATTTGAGTTTTGTGAATTATTTTAATTGTTTGTTGGTTCATTTGAAGAGAGGAAATGATCGCCCGTGGAAAGTGTTACCGAGAGTTAACAAGGAAAATTTTCAAACCAAGGTTGATAAATTAAACGAAAATTTACATATTTTTATGAATGAAAAGGTTATTAATATTGATTATGTTGTTGAAAAATTGCAACAAAAAAGATTATGGAATATGGAAAATAAAGACATTGAATTTATTCCGGAAAGTTTTGATGTTCAACAATGGAGTAATTATTTACCACCTCTTATCCCGATACAAGTGAGTGATTTGCATGATTTGGGTGAGGGATTTGAAGACTTATTAAAAAAAGATATTAGGTCTGATAATGTAGAACAATTTTATCGGTTATGGAATTTATATGGAAATATTGTTAAGAATTGTTTTTCTATTTTTGAATCTGTTCAAAAAGCCATTAATAATGAACCTATGATACTGGCTAGTGCTGATAATATTCCTTTTTTGGAAAATGCTTGCTGTAATGAGGGAGGTGAAACAAGTACATATTATTATTTTACAAATAAGGAAAAATCAATTGAAAAATACAATGAACGGGTAAGAAAATCGAGTGAGATATACGAAAAATATGTGAAATTATTAGTACCATCATTATTTGTTATAGATAAGGATACCAAACTTGTGTTTTCAAAAATCTCTCCGGAGTTCAATGAAAGTGTTGTATATCTAAGTTTTATAAAATATTGTCAGTTTAATAGCGGGGTTACATTAGATGATGAATTGCAAAGACTGTGTGTTAAGAATTCAGCGGCATATAAATCTTCTGATAGTTTGGAGAGAAAAATAGATATTATGAAAAGCGAAGGTTTAAATTATTCAAATGATACATTGAAAGCATTAATACATTACATTTCTAGACAAAACATCATTCATTTTGATATTGATCCTCCTATTATTACAGAAAAAATGAATTTGGAACTTATATCTGAACATTTGAAGGAAAAAAATAAGATTGATATTCATAATTCAGAATTTATTGATATATTACACCAATTGATAGACCGATTTGATATCTCATATAAGGATGATAAATCATCTCAAACCTTTATAGATGAATTTAACAGTAAATTGGATAATTGGAATGAAGAGATGTCTATGACTATTACTGAAAAACTACATGAACACGGGGAATTAAAAAGAAACCACAAGGATCTTATATTGGATTATGGTTTACAAAGTCGAAAGAAAACAAAGAAATCAGAAATAAGATCGGAGAGATTTATATTGAATTGGAAGTTGGTTGGAGAGGAAATTTATATGTATCAAGATGACCAGACTGGTCATACAATTTTCAATATGTTGAAACAAATGTCGAGAGATATGATAACAAGTTTCCCAAATATTATATTAAATAAAGTTAAAAAACATACTGTCCCTTCTCATTGGAATCTTAGTCAGAGACATGTAGGTGATGTGAATAAAATTATGGAAAGAGATTATGGATATTTTACCAAATATTATGGGGATAAAAATATAAATGCGATTTCGAGTTATGTTTTAAAACACAATGGAGATTTATTGATGATTATGGATGCAATACCTTTTTATTCGAAAATTATGGGTGATCAACCATTAAATAGTATTTTTAATGGTAAAATGGTGAAAAAAATAGGTTATTATATTTTTCTTTCATCTATTATGCTATATTTAGATGCTTTTGAAAGCGAATTGGATTTTGAAACAGATGATAAAACAGAAGAATTTGGTGAAGAATTAGATGCAGGACTGGGTGCAGGACTGGGTGTAGATGATATGATATTGAGAGGAGAAAGAGAAGAATTGGAAAAAGTATCATGTAATCTTATATCTAATTATTTGAAAATGCTAGAATCATATAAGAAAACATTGAATATCACACCAGAAGAGGTAACCAAAAATGTATTGAAATCTAAAGAAAAGGAAAAGGCAAAAATAACGGCAACTTTCCGTGATTTAGCGGATGAAGAAAGAAAGGTTGAGAACATTATGAAAAATCATAGTTTAGGAGATTGGGGTATTGGTCAAACACGGGCAATATATGAATACGATGAAAATCAATATGATAAAGAAAGGGAAGAATTGGAACAACAGGCTATTATGGAATTAAAAAGCGGTGTGCGAGACGAAGTCACGGAATTTAGCAGTGAAATTTATGGATTAAAAATGATAGATAGTGATAATTTTGATTTTATTGATCAAGAAGACATCCAGAGACAAATCAACGCAGAAGTATACAATTTAAGTGCAATTCCCGAAGAAGATAACGATGATAGAGAAGAAGTTGACTATATGTAAAACTTTTTTAAAACATTTTAAATAAAACTTTTTATTTAAAAAACTTATCTATATATAATTTATCATGTATCGTACCTATATACGTAAAAATATAACGTCTGTTGCCATTATTTTATTTATAATTATATTTGCCATCATACAAGTAATAGAACCCGCATTTTTATATGAAAAAGATGGTTCATTAAGACAGTTTGGATTAGGATCAAGTAAAAAAACAATTATCCCTATTTGGTTTTTAACACTGATACTATCTATGATGTGTTATCTGTTAGTTTTGTACTACATAGCATCACCAAAACTTAAATTTTAGATGATAATATGTTTAAATTTTTAAGGATAATATGTTTAAATTTATTATGATAAATTATATTTTAGAAAATATAATTTATTGATTTTTATCATATTAATGTTTTGTTTATAGTGTTGTAATATCCGCTTAATATCCTATTTTCCATTTTTGTTTTTTCCTTGCTTTCTTGGGATTGCTTAATGCTTTGTCAAGTTTACTAGAAAGTTCATCAACGGTTCTGTTACATTTCATGGACATGATATAACTATGTGAATTTAGTATTACTAAAACACCTGTTAACCAAAACCAGATAAATTTAGAAACACTATTTTTAACTACAACTAAATCATATAAAGAAGGAATAAATCGCTGATAATCTGGACTTAAAATAGAGTTTTGAGCCGATCCCATATTTTTAAGAAAAACGAAAAAGTTGGTAGGCGTCATCTCATTAATCATGAGAGATGGATCTTCATAAACGGTTTTAAGTAATTTATTATTGCTGTCTGTTTTTAATATATTCATGAAGGTAGGTTTTATATTCATAAACGGCAAACTTACAATTCCATATCCTAATGTATTTGAAAAAGGTGCTTTAAATCCGGGAAAAAACATGAGAATTAACATAAGTGTTCCGAAAATCATTAGATACGGAATAAAAGTATAATATATTGCTGACAGGGTTTGTGGTGTACCGCCGCATTTTTCTTTAGCATTTTTGACATTAATATATGTTTGGGTAGAAACGATTATTGCTAAATAAACAGCAGTGCATGCTATAGCAATACCTGAATTCCTCGCATTAAACTTATCTGCTAATAAATGTTTTATGACGAAATATGCAATTGTTGTAATTGAAAAAAAAAGAATTGATGAAGCAATAGATACCATATAGATATTGTGTATAAATTTTTTTTAGATTTTAGGTTCATTAATTATATGGATTTTACACAAAATAGACCCAGTTTAACAGAACCGGGAGTTAAATATTTTTTAGGAGAAACATTGAAGAAATGTCATAAACAACGAACTGAAATAAATTACTACATGGTTAATCTTAGTTTTTTTGGATTGTTTGTTTTTATCATAACAATTTATTTGATTTATAAATATAAAACACGACCAACAGAAAAAGATAGAGAAAATGCAAAAAAGTTAAAAAGGGATTATTTTATAACAAAAGTTCGTAAAATGCAGACAAAAAAAGCCCAAGTTTTGAACCAAACAATTACAGATCTCCCAAAATTTGAAAGTCCATTTGAAGTATTGCATAAAAAATTTTATAACTCATAAATATAAATGAGTTATGAAGATTATTTAGAAGCATACAATACATTTTGGGAATTAAAAGAAAAATATGACAACAAAAGAAATGGAACTATTAAAACACTTAAAAAAAAGCACCCTAGAAATATTCCACTAATAAAAGAAGAATTGCAGAAATTTGACGCAAAACGCCGTTGTGTCAATTGTAATAAATCTGGAGGAACTATTTTTGAAATAACAGAAACACATTTAAAAGCGCAGTGCAATGTTGAACGAAAATGTTCGCTTGACATTGACTTAAAAAAACCAAAACATGTCCACTTACCCACCATTATTCGGGAAAAAATAGATATTATTAGTGATATTAAACAAGATATCATGGTTTATAAATTAGATCTTCTTTTTCAAACCCAGAGTGAAGATATTGTCTTAAAAGAATTTAGAAGATTGAAGGAATTATTAGACGAAAATATTCATGAAAAAGATACATATCAAGAATTATATGATAAAAAAACCAAAATTCTTGAAATGGAAGAAAGCAATACTTTCAAATTAAAACAAGAATACATTAATGAAAAACAAAAAGAACTTAACCAATTAACAAGTGATTTTAAAAAAAACATGAAAGAATATAAAAAAGAAGATCATAAACCCATTTTAATACATGCTATTGAAACTTATAAAAATACTATTTTACCACTTCAAGAAGAAATTAGAAACTTGAAGTATGATAATATAAGCATTGAAAAAGAAGAAAATAAAAATTCAAAAGGTGCATTAAAGATGATGCCGAAATATATTATTAATAAGACTGTTGAAAGTATTGAAACTCAAATGACATACCTTTTTTGAAAATACCTTTTTGTAAAAAGGTAAGAAAAACTACCTTTTTGTAAAAAGGTAAGAAAAACTACCTTTTTGTCATTCTTTCTACAAAAAAATTAAATAAAATAACATTATATAGATGAAGTTCCTTAGTGTACCTGTTTTTATTTTAAGTTTAGCAGTTGGTATATTTTTAGTATATATATCAATGCCCCCATCTCAAATAATCTATGTCTATCCAAATCCAGACAATGAAGATAAGATAATGTTTAAGGATAAGGCTGATAATTGTTTTCGCTTTACATCATCTGAAGTAAAATGCCCGTCAGATGACAAAAAAATAAGGTCATATAATATTCAATAAATTATATCCATATATAGTATATGGATTTAAGGAGATTAATATACAGCAAGCCCGGAAGATACATTATTTCTATGTTATTGGGATTGGGATTGGCCACTATATTTAGAAAAGTATGTAATGAACGAAATTGTATTATATTCCGAGGTCCGACATTAAGCAAAGTTAAGGGACAAGTATTTAAATATAATAATAAGTGCTACAAATTTAATGAACAAATAGAAAAATGTGACGAAACAAAAAAATTAGTAAATTTTGCGTAAATTAGTTAAATTTTGCGTAAATTAGATTATATACCTTATCTAATCTAATTTATATAATGGCTACCGAAATATCTGCCCTGCCTAACGAAGTATCTCAAAAAAATAATGTTGTTATGCAAGTTAGTGATAAAGTTGAACAAAATGTTGCAAATACAATAAGAAATCAATCTACAACAGAATTAAGTCAAGACTCCATACATCAAATCGTTCAGGGTTTACAGCAAGCCCAGGGTGGTACTAGTTTACCCTCTAGAGATATACAGCAAAACACAGAACATATTGTCCAAGATGAACAGATTAAACCTAATTTTGTTCCTCAATCAGAAAACAATCAATATATAGAAGAAGAATCTACCACAATGGAGAATATGTTAAAGGAAAATCAAAGAAAAAAACAACAGGTAGATCGATTAGATAGTCTGTATGAAGAGTTGCAAACACCTCTATTGACAAGTGTATTGTT